CGTAGGCGGCGGCGTCGGCGGCGGCGTCGGCGGCGGCGTAGGCGGCGCGTCTTTTAACCTGAAGTTCTTCCAAACCAATAGTCCCTGCTAAATAAACCTGAGCCGCCTCAATAGCTTCACGGGGTGCCTTATTGTCAGGATATTTACTTTCATAAATCGGAAGAACACAAAGCGCACACCCAATCGCAAATTCACGAAACTGCTTATCAGTAAACTCACAATTATATCTAATGAACCATGCTTTATCTTTTAATGATACCTGCGCATTTAAAACGTCATCAATGCTGAATATTTCGTTTAGCAGATACTGATCTTGCTCATTTGTTTCTTTGTAACAGCCAAATTTAGCGGTGGATTTTTTGAAGGTTGCTTTCATGTTTTTAAGTTTTAACAAATATAAAAACTTATTTTTAATATTTACAAGTTTTTTATTAAAAATATTTTTTATGTTGCTGGTACCTCCGTAATAATCAGCTCATGTGCTTCCAGTTCAGCAAATTGCCGATTAGTAAAAGTTTCACTTCTACGCTTTGTATTGCCGTCAGCGGTCCACTCAACACGTTTATACGTGCGGATGATCCGAAGGATCTTGTAACGTTTTTCTTCAAAGTAGAACATATCACCTTCTTTGAGGTGCATGTCGTAGAAAATCTCAGTGTAGGCGAAAAGCTCCTTTTCGCCAAAAAGGAATAGTTTGTATATCATCGATTAAAATTTAGCGTTTCTTGCTCTCTTCATCGCTTCAATTAATAAAGGGTGTTCGTGGTCAGCGTCTGCTGAACAAATAGGACAGTATTTAAACTGATACCCTTTATAAGGGGTCGGAATTGCTTTTATCATATAAGTCCTTCTAATTTGTTGTCATCTACATCGATCATCCGGACCAGCTGGTACTTGCGGATAGTCGTTTTCCCGGTCTTGCGGTGTTTCTGCTCGAAACCGAGTTTCTTCAGGTATTTACCCAGGGTGTTGCTGTTGATATTAAGCCTGGTGCGCTGCTTCAGATAGTCAAACACCTCGCTGCTCGACATTTCAGTTACTTCTATCTCCGGTTTATCTGCCGGAAGTACAAAATGTTTAGCCAGCAATTCTTCCTCGGGTACAGACCGTTTAAACTGCTGCCCACCGCTTTCCAGTAATGCAATATCTTCAGCAGTCATTTGGTAGTTAAACCCTTCTATATACTCCAAATAACACTCATATAGCAATAGTTCTTTGTCGATGGCGTTGTATACCTCAAAATTGACAGACTTGATACCGATCACTATACGACGCCGATTACCGGTCGGGTCATCCACGATCTCATCATCATTGGCCGTACCTGCAAGCATTGCGATCCGGTTCAGCGTTGAGGATGTTCTACCAAAGGGCACCCGGAGGTCCAGAGTTTGTTTAGATGATATCGACTTCATCTTTCGTTCTTCCTGTTTGCTTTTTCCGCTGAGCTCATCATCCATAATGATCAACTTTTTACTCATCAAGATCAAATCATCTTTCCCTTCGTCCATTTTGCTCTCAGCGTAGTACTGCTGCAGCGCAGGTGGAAGAAGTCGCCTGAACCATTCGGTTTTACCACAGTTTTGTGGTCCTTGCAAGATCAACTCTAAAACGCTGTGTTGTCCGTATGCGCTTGCAATCAAGGCTACCAGCCACTTCTTTATAAACGCATGAGCATAAACTGTGTCTGTCTCCAAAGTATCAACCAAAGCCTTAATATGACCACGTGGTTGTTCGGGGGTTTCCTGGTCATACCTGATCATCATATCTTTTACCAGATGGTACCGGGGGGTAAACCGACTATCAAGGACGTGGTAGATAATGTCACGCCCGTTAATCTTGTCAATGACTGAACGGCAAAGAATGTAGATCGTATTCAGCAGTTCATCATCCAGCGTCTCTCCGTTCACCTCCAACGCGCTGGTCATTTCGTTCTTACGGATTTTATAAGCTTTGTGTACAAAATTCTTGACCTGGATGATCGGATCGGTTGCCGGTATATCAATCGTGCCAAGTGTAGCATAAGTTAAAGGTCGTTCTTCGCGAAGCCCGGCATCGTACGCCCGCTTTTCTGCCAGTTCCTGCTGGATAAAATCCTGCGTACCTTTTCCATAAGCCGTGAGGCCGTTCTTTTCGACTATGTGATAAAACCAGTCTATTGTATGATCGCCGGTTTTAGATTTTAACAGATGGTCAAATTTAGAGTCAACTTTGTCCGGATCATATTCCGGGTGGAACATGCTGATCGTGTGGAATGGCTCACGGCCTTCTTCACCAAATTTGTCAACCAGGCTAAACCCACAATATATCCAGTCCTGGTAATTTGACGTGAGGTCAAGTTCGGCGGTTTTTATATCTTCCAGTATACGCTGAAAATCTTCATCAGTGTATAGATATTTTTTCGGTGATTGCTTTTCTTTTTTGGGCGTTGGTTTGATCGGAGCAATTTGTGAGTCGGGGTTTATATAAATGTCCGGGTCATAAGAAACAAACCGGAGCCGGGACACATCTTTGCATTTTTCATCTATGTTCAGATTGTATTTAAGGAACATGTGCTCCGACATAAAATTAAATGATTCGAGATGTGCCTTTGGATTTATTCGTACAAGTCCGCAAAGACCCCGTCCTGAACATGAAATAAATAAAGCATAGAAAAGGCTGTCTTGCATTAATTGTTCCTTGACGGCGTTTATATTCGTTATATGGTCAATGTCTATTGCCAACAGACCGGAGTGTTTTTCGAGGTTTTCAGGGGATGAGTTACGTACTTTGAAAGTACCGGATACGGTGGTGGCAGGTATGGAAGTTTTTAACTTGTCAATTTGTTTTTTGGAAAAGTTTTTTTCAACGGCTGCGCGAATGGGTAATATCTGATCCTGCCAAAACCCATTTTTTACATTTTCTAAAAAATCATCAACCGTAATTTTTTCGGCGCCGGTAGACGTCCAGGCATCTGGATAAAGGTCTATTTTGGTTGTCATGTTAGTTTACAGTTGATAAAAGTTTACGGAGAGCATCTTGTTTTTTGGTTGATAACCGGCGGTTTCCTAGCAAGCACTGGTATAAATGATTAGGTACTATATCCAGTTTTTCAGCAATAAATTTCTTCTTTAGGCCTGATTCGTTGACCTTAGCAATGAGTTCCTGATCCATTTTGCTAATGTAAAAAGTATTATTTAAAATACAAAGTTTATATTAAATTAATATGTGCTGTAAACCTGTAAACCAACCTGTAAACCAAAAAATAGTGTTTAAATATATGTAAAAGCAATAAGTTTACAGGTTTACAGGTTTACAGGTTGTTTTCTCGCGCTATAGAGAAAATTAAAAATTGTTTTTGTTGAAAAATATAAAAATGCTTGTGTTCGCGCGTATACGCGCACGCGAGGAAAAACGTGTAAACCTGTAAACCGTTGGTAAAAAACTGCTAAATTTGATATGCTGGTGGTGTTTTTGTGGTTTACAGGTTGTAGTTTTTAACGTGTAAACCACGTGTAAACCTGTAAACTTTTTGTTGACTTTTTAGGACAGTCGTGTTAAAGAGCGAAAACAAATATAGTTTTTATTTTGAATATTAAAAGCTAAATTTGAAATAAAAATAATTTTTATGGCAGCACCGGCGGGAAACAGGTTTTGGGAATTACGGTCTAAACATGGTCGGGATAAGATATTTTCTGATGCAGAATTGCTCTGGAAAGAGGCGGTGAAATATTTTACCTGGTGTGAAAATAACCCACTTATTGAAATTGATTATCGCGGTAAGGATGCCACGTTGGTTGAAATTCCAAAAGTAAGGGCGTTCACTATCAAGGGGTTATGTATGTTTTTGCATGTGAACGAAGATTTTATGCATCGGTTTAGGGAATCTTGCGGCGGTCGTGACGATAAAGAAAGTCAAGATTTTTGTCGAATCATTTCCAACATCTACGATACAATATACACGCAAAAATTCACTGCTGCCGCAGCAGGATTCCTAAAAGAGAACCTCATTGCACGTGAAACAGGTCTTGCAGAACGTCAGCAAGTCCACCAGATCAATCAAAATGCTTCAGACTATATCGAGTACACAGAAGTCTCAGATGAGGCCTTAAAAGAGATTAAGAATGCAAATAAACGCCTCAAAAGCAATAGCTGAGCTGTGCCGTCGTTCGTTATATGAATTTGTACAGGAATTTTGGGACGTGATCATCCCTGAGGATCCGGTTTGGAACTGGCATATTGAATACCTCTGCGACGAATTGCAGGCCGATGTTTTAAGAGTTTGCAAATTAAAAGAGCGTACGGAGTGGTTTGAAGGCGTTAGTTTTAAGATGCCGGCCAAGCCCAGGGAGAAAAAGCTGCACGATATACTAATCAATATACCGCCGGGCAGTACCAAATCAACTATAATAACGGTAATGATGCCTGCGTGGGCGTGGACGGTCGATCCAACATTGCGTATTATAACCGCGTCGTATTCAGGCGATTTGAGTCAGGACCATGCCGTTAAGAGCCGTGATATTATCCAATCCGATAAGTATCGTCGTTATTTTCCAGAAGTTGAAATACGGGCGGATTTTAACAATAAGAACAACTATAAAAACACGATGAACGGGGAACGTTATGCGACGTCCGTCGGTGGTACGATCATGGGTATCCATGCGCATATTATCATCGTGGATGACCCGTTGAACACTAAGCAGTCGTTGTCTGAAAGTGATCTGCCCGGCGCGTCGGCGTTCGTCAACACTACTCTATCAACCCGAAAAGTTGACAAAGCCGTGACATTAACAATCATGGTTATGCAGCGGCTGCATGAATTGGATCCGTCTGGCGATTGGTTGCGAAAGCGGGACCATGAGGGTAAAAAACTTAAACACATATGTCTACCTGCCCGTTTGTCGAAGAAAGTTTACCCGCCGGAGTTGTCGGATCGTTATATAGATGGGTTGTTAGACGTGGAACGGTTGAGTAAAGAAATCCTGGAAGAAGCTGCAATTGAGCTCGGACCGTATGGATTCGCTGGTCAGATGGGACAAAATCCTTCACCTGAAGGCGGGGGTATTTGGCAGGAGTGGTTTATACCGGTTGCTGATAAAGATATGCCACGGCCGGAGGATATGGACGGGTATGGGACCGATTGGGATACAGCCTATACCGAAAAGAAAACCAATGCCGGGTCGGCGGCGGTCGTTTCCGGCAAAGTGCAGCAGAAAATGTTTATTGACCGGGTCGCTTGTTTTCACAAAGAGTTCCCGGACCTGATCGATACCATGCGGTTGTTCCCGGATCCACATTATATAGAGGCCAAAGCTTCAGGGAAGTCTGCTAAACAAACATTAACAACCGCTGGTATAGCTGCAATAGAGGTGCCGGTAAACGGGGATAAAATAGCCAGAGCTCGTGATGCTACGCCGAAAGCTGCGGCCGGGATGGTCTATTGCCGGGCGTCAATACTTCCATACATATACCACGATGAGGACCAGGGCATTTTAAAATTCCCGAACGGAGCCAAACAGGATTTAGCCGATACCATTGCGCAAGCTATACAGCGGCATTTCGGGCGACCGGAGCGTAAATTCGCGGTCGGGTGGAAAAAGAAACCGCCGATTGAAAGGGATCAACCGGCGGTAAGTTTGTTAAATGATTAGTTATTTTTCAAAATCTCTTAAACTAAAACCAGCTTCGACATTTTTTGACCAGTATTGTGTTTGAGCAAGTTCAATGGCTAATTTTTCTCCTACATAATTACCGTTTTTAGCTTGTATAAAAGCAGTGCCCATACCGATAACTAATTTATCACCTGTTTTTATTTGAGCTTTAGCCCTGTTATACAGTTCATTTTCATATTTATCGAATACTTTTTGTGCAGCTTCTGAAGCTTCTTTTTGAACTTTTATAATAAATTGTTCAATACTTGATGCGTTATACATTTTTATAGATTTAAATCGTTTTTAATGATGTTTTCAATGTTAATTAATTCGGCGGCGGTAAACGGTTTGGCTTTGCCGCGACCGTTCAACTTATCATAGTAATTTTTCGGTTTTATACCGAGTTTTTCCGCAATTTGCGCATTATTCAGCAACTTTGACCGAATATTTAGGCTTATAAAAGCTTCATTTGGGTGTTTCATAAGTTATTGTACAGAGGATAATCAACTTTAAATTCGGCGGTTTTTGCGATGGTCCAAGCATTATTAATAATGAGTATATCTTTTTGGTTTCGAGTAGACGGTTCCCGGCCAAAAACAGACGAAAATGCGGCAATTATAGCTTGGTTAGGATCACAAAAATCGTGTGTTGCGCAACATTCGTGATCGATATAACTTTGTTCCTTGTTACGGAGGTTTACCTCATACAATTTTTCAGGTATCCACTGATTAAGTACTACGCTAAACTGTTTAGCTACTTTAAGTACGTTTATTGAATGTTTTGTCATTTGAGTACTGAATAAAGATCATTAATACATAATTCCCACATATCCACTAAATAGCCGGGATATGAGATTTGATTGCTAAGAACATAGTGCTCAATCTCAATAAGATCGCTTTGACAAGTTACTGAGCCGATAATGTCAAAGATTTGATCAGGAGTGTATACTTTCATTCTGCAAGCCTTTCTACGATTTCACCGGCGCTAATCCATACCCACCGCATTAGATTATCCTGATGATTGTTTAATTCGTCATCATTCCAGGCACCAAACTCTTTTAGTTCTTTACGTAATTTTTCAGGATGTAAAGTACTTAGTTGCTTTTTGATGTATGGTTTTTCCATTAATGCTAACACGTCATCCTCGCACGGGCCTGAATGTGTGCAGGCCTGAGCATCATAACGTGTTATACGGAGATCATTGCCATAATTTGAGTAATTCCAAAGTGTTTTCATGTTTTTAAGCTTTACTGAACCTACCGGCCTATAAGGGCCGGTAACGCACGATTTTCACGCCTTAATCAGCTTTTAATATCAATTAGTTTGCCATCCCATTGTTTGCCATTGAGATACCAAACACCTTTCTTTTGACTTATGGATACTCCGCGCAAAGCGTTAAGACGTTCTTTAGTTGTGTTACTGAACCAACCAGCATTTGTGATACTCAATGTGCGTTCAGGATCATTATAACGGTATGCGATAACATTACCATGTAACGATAAGATAGTAACATTAGGCAGAACTGATACGTTCATATTACCCATACTGAAAGGCTTAGCATTCTCGAATGCAGCGATTGATTTACGTGTTATTGTTCTCATGATCTTAGCGTTTAGTAATGATATCGTTTACAATGTTGTGAATTACTGAAGGCATAGCGATTGCTACGAATGTGATAACCGCCAGCACTATGAAGGCAGCTAATAATGTGTTTCTTTTCATGATTTTGTGTTTAATAAGTTTGCTAATAATTGTTTCTTTTCACGTAATTGAGTGCCTAACTTGTAAGCACCGCGATCCGTAGATGCCTGGTATTTTGCTTCTAAACCGGCTATCTCTTTCTTTAGTTGTTCTATCGTTTTCATCCGTTTGATTTATTAATATAAAGATACGACATTTTACGTATTTGTCAAGTGTTTTGTTGCAAAAGTTATTAACATTTTATTATTTAATTTGTTGATAATCAATAAAGTAATATCTCAAAGGATTCATTAAAAACAAAAGGACAACCTTGTAATTTTGACCGGCGCAGACCCCATCTACAAAAATATTTGAGCAAAAACCGGCTCTTATGGAAATTATTTTTATTATATTTACATCGGTTTCAGGATGAAAGTCCTGTGAAGTTAAAAGCTTCCGCGATACAAGTCGTGTAAACGAAACCGCCGAAGTATGTTTTGATCAAACTCCACTTTTCCGGCGGTTTTTCTTTTAAATGACCAAAAAATTTTTTATATAAAATTTTTCTATATTTGGGAATGGATATAATCGGGTCATTGTTTGGCAAAGCCATTAATAAACGGGTTAACCAGCAAGTTTCCCAGGTCACACGTAATAACCTGCAGCGGTTACTTAATAATATCCAGGTAACGATCAATCCCAACGGTTATGATTACTCACAAAATGCTTTTGAGCAGGTAGGTGCCGTTTACGAGTGCGTTGACCTGATCGTCAAGAAATTCGTCGCTTGTCCATGGATAGTTTACAAGGTAAAAGACATTAAGGAATATAAAAAATATATTCAACTAAGTGAAAATGCAGATACTTTAGGCCCGGCACTTCTCGCTAAAGCCAAAGCTATGGAAGAAGTATCCATGCCGAAGATAGAAAAGCTGCTGGAATACCCTAATCCGGAGACAGAAGAAGGGGATGATATGTGGGAGTTAATGGCTGCGCTTTTCCTGTTAAGGGGAAATTGCTATCTGTACGGAAATGCTGGTAATGACCAGGACCGTACCAATCAAAAATGGTCGGAGTTATGGGGTATACCTAGTGACATGACTATTAAAGCAGGGCAGAACTTCACGGACCCCGTGATCGAGTACCAGATGACCAATTTCCTGCAGAACAAGCCTTATCCCGCTAAACAGATCAAACATATCAAAACGCTGAACCCAAGATATGACCCCGCAGGTTCACAGCGTTTCGGTATGCCGCCGCTTCGTGCCTACCTTTACTCCATGGATATTTTAAAGAACGCGGATAGGGAAGCGGATAAACAGATCAAGAATGGCGGGACTATAGGCCTGCTGAACCCGGAGAATAAAGAGGATACTTGGGGTGAAGAACAAATCGCGCAGACTAGTGAAAGTCTTAAAACAGCTTACTCATCTACCGATAAGCTGGACCGTATCGTACCAGTTACTATACCACTTAAATGGACTCAGATTGGTCTATCCCCTGCTGACCTGGATTTGCTTAAAATGTCCGATGCGAAGGCGGATGACATTTACCGCTGCTTTCACATACCATTGCAGTTCAGGAACCAGGACACCGCGACTTATAATAACCTGCCTGTTGCAAACCGGCAGTTGGCATATAATGCAATTGCTCCGATCTGCCGAAAGTTCTCTAAGGCGGTTACCAATTTCATTTGCAAGCCATACAACACTACGCAAAACACTTATATCATCGAGAAAGACTTCCTCGGGTTGCCCGAACTCAATGATGATATGAAAACAGTGGCAGAGTGGCTGGATAAATCCTGGGACCTCACACCCAACGAGAAGCGTGAGGTAAAACGTTGGGGACGCAGTTCAGAGCCGGGGATGGACCAGATATGGGTGCCGATCACCATCACGCCGATGAAAGATATATTGGACGGAAAAGTGCAGCAGGGTAGTGCGCACGTCCAGGTATCATCCGGACCACCGCAACCACCTGCCGCACCTAAGAGCTATTTCGAGAGTTTGAAGGAAGATTAACCGGCTTTTATATCGATTATCATTAATACAGCTTTAAATTTTCGACCGTTAAAAGCCATATCATTAGCTAAAGGCTGACAGGCTTCTTTCGGTACACCGACTGTTACATGCCCGTTTATTTTCCCGCACTGAACGTTTGTAACGTCTGGAAATAGAGCAACTTTATGGCTTTTATCTGCGATATCAGCCAGATTCAATTTGTCAAGGACTTCAAATAATCTCATAGTTTTAAGTGTTTGCATTCAGTTTTGGGGTGATTACTCCACATACGATAGCCATGGAATACATAGATGCCTTTCATTAGTCCGACTTTAAAGCCCATTTTACGGGTCTCGAAGTCAAAATGCCATTCAAAGCAAGGCGTATCTTCTACAAAGCCACCAACAGCCTCCCACGCGCGTATCCGGAAACATAACATCATTCCTGCCATTACCCCCTGTGCGTCAACTACCATCGGACCAGCGTTCTGCCAGCATTCACCAGCTATCCGGATATGCTCCCGGATCCGGTCATCCTCATTGAAACGGCCACCGACAAGTTGTTCAGGTGACCGCAGGCGGTTGGTCATACAACCTAATACGTCGTATTCGGTCGTATACAAAATTTCTTCTACATGTGCCTTAGTATCCGGCAGCAGCCACATCATGTCGTGATCCGTTAGGCAAATCCATTCATCCCGGCCAAACTCCACCGCTTTTAGTTCCTCTAAAGCTTCGTTGATCGTTTTGCCGATATTTTTATCGGGCCGGTAAGGTTGTATATAGTGAACGCGCATTATCTTTCAACGAAACGGAACCATTTCAGAATTGCGTGATGATTATAAGCTGCAAGGTCGTTGATATTATCTTCTACGACTTCGCAACGTTTTTCGATCATATTACGGATCACTTTTACCATATCTGATTCGTTATTCGGATCGGCTTTTTCACAGCTCAGCCAATCAATTTGCTCAGACGCTACTATAGGGACGTGTGCGGCAACTGCATCGGCGGTTACAATATTGAATGTTTCTGTATAGCTAACCTGCATACAAACGTCCATTTGAGCTATTATACGGATAAACTCATCATGTTCCAGCCATTGTATTTCGATAAGCTTATGCCGGGTATTTTCAAAAAGTGAACGAATATTTTTAAGTATACTTTCGCCACGCTGTTCTACCCTAGTCGAATTGATATAGAAATGTACCGGAGTATTATATTTTTCACCAAATAAAATTGCTGCAACAGCTTGTGAAAGTTGATTTTTATAGGGGCGAATGGCGCCGAAACACCCGATTTTATAAAAGTGTTTTCGTGCCAGATGTTTTTGTTCTTCAGGACAAAATTTAATGGTGGGGTAAATATTAGGCAGATATACATTTTTTACTCCAAGTTTTTCAAGTTCACGGCTTGTTTGGATATGGTTAAACGATACAGTAGCGTACTTACCATATTCTTTTATCCACGTGATTGCATTACTTTCCATACCCAGGAATGGAACACGGGAGTGCACCCGGATTATGAATTTAATATGAGGATGAAGTTCAATAAGTTCCCGAAGTTTAACTGGATTTACCCAGATAGCTTCTAAAATACACATATCAGGTTTATGATGTTTCAACCGCATATGTATTCGGTTCTGATCAGTTACTATTTCTAATATAGCCTCAGTTCGTGGAAATTCATTAATTGCGTCAACGACGAATTTCGCAGAATTTCGCAGGCCGGCTTTGGAAATGAAAGAATTGGCTTCGTTGTACTCCGAGCTGAGTTTGATTAAAAATAGTATTTTCATGATTTTTCTGTTTGAAGTAATGTCCATTTATCCATAGCCTGACCTATATCCAGGGTTATTTTTCCTTGTGTAGCGATTTCAGGACCAATCCATTTACTGGCAGGTCCGGCGCTGAAAATTACCAGTGGAGCATCGATCTCATTAGCTTGTTTTACCACGTTTTCAGCCTGATTCCAATTCGATAAATGAAGGTAAGAAACTTTTACGTTTAAATATTGCTTTGCCCTTCTGATTAGTGTATTTGCTGTATTTTCATTACGATGAATAATCAACACATGCTTCGCTTCTTTGTATAAATTTACTTTCATGGACTCAAACCATGCGTGTGGGAAAAAGTTATCAATATAACGCCGTTGCGGCCTGTAATCATCCATAAAATAATTATTCATTATCACCCCTGATATTGAGGAAGCAAAGTAATCGCAGGTATTAATAGCTCTCCGCATATTTTCTATTAATTGTTCCCTGGATATACCGGCGGTGCCTAAACGTTCATTCCAGCTTTCATCAAAGGGGTTATTCAAACTTTCAAATAATGCTTTTTCTCCGTCAGCCATACGAACTACAGATAAACTTTCCCGTCTTACCAATTTATTGGCTACAATTAAGAAAAAAGCATTACTGCTTACTGTATTAAAACAGCGTTCTATTTGAGAAGGGGTTAATGTCTGAGGTATGTACATTATTTTATGAATATGATGTTTTCAGCATTTTCAAGTACTCCTACAAGGCCAAAGTTACGGCAGTAACCTTTGTAGGCGTCTATTAAATCTTTGTTACTATTATGTTCAATAATCAGGCATTTACAGCCTACGGCCGCAAGATCAATCTGTTCTAAGATATCCAGGTCATAACCTTCTGCATCAATGGAGATGAAGTCAAACTGCGCGAAATCAGTCATCTCCCATAGGAATGCAAACGGAACTACGTTTACCTTTATTTTGTGGAAATCAACATTCGCCCAACGCTGCGTTTCGTTAAAGTTCAACGTAGACACCAGGGCTTTATCCGTTCCGTTCGGAACATGGGCACCAGATTCGTAGAAGTCAACTATACCCTGTTCCTCCCCAACGGCTACATTATAGCATTGTACTTTATCATTGCCCAGATAAAGCCGTTTCAATGCGTAGAACACACCAGATGGCTCTACTAAATGCCCGGACCAGCCATTTTCCAGTAAAGCCCGTACATTACTGAAGGTAATACCGTCATTCTCTCCGATTGACAGTAAAGTGCCTTTGTGATCACCGAAATAATTTTGGATGAACAGGTCCTCTTTGTTTTGTGCGTATGATTTCATTTTAACTTTGTTGACTTTAAAATTTGTTCACATTTAAGGCATGGAGACAGATAATTTTTAAATACTTTTTTATCATCCGTATAAATACCTTTAGTTTTTCCACAAAGCGTCAATCCTTCAGCTTTTTGGAAGTGTAATTGTGGTAATTTCATTTGTTTTTAAGTTTAGCAGACTCCATCTGCGAGTAAAACAGTTTGTTCAGTTATTGTTGGTTCATCGTCTTTTCCGTACACAAAAAATGTATTGCCACGTTGCAATTTCAACCCCATGTTGAATGCGATTAGTGACGCGGCCGACTGATCGTGTCTATAAAAATCCCAGGAGCCGTTGAACATCCCATCGCGCATTGCCTGAGTCCATTGATCAAAGAATTTATAGCCTGTCTCACTGTCCAGGTCAAGACCGAGAACACCTGAGCTCAGCATATCTCCTTCATCAGTGCCGAAATATTCTTTTGCTTCAGGTGTTGTCCAGCGCGAGTTTGGCCAGCCGCTGTCCTGGAAGAAATACCCTTCCTGTTCAATGATCTCAAATATCACGTCAATGTTCTTTATAGCCCGCATGGAAGCATCCAGCCAAAGTATTTGCCGATATCCGGCTTCGTAAGCTCTGATCATGGCCATGGGTTTAAAGCTGTAATTCATCTCCGCATGCGGTGCAGCACCTACTTCTTCCTCACTTTCAAAAAGAAGTACTGTAGCGTTTGTATTGTTGCGTAAACTGGTTGCCAAACGCTTCTGGCCCTTACGATATTTATCAGTAGACACGTTTACAATACACCTGTTGATCACTTTTTTATGATTAGGATTGATCCAGTAAGGATTATCTTCTGTAGACGCCTCTGTTATTTTCGGGTCGAAGTTATATTTGAACAGAACCTTATCAATAAAATGCTCTGTACGAACTACTGATAAACATTCCTGTACAAAAGCCCAGTCCTCGCCATAACTGATATCAGGGAAAGAACATCCAAGCACTTTATGTGTATTCCAGGCACAGTTTGGGAAAGGAGGCCTTTTACAGTCCAGGTATTTACCGTCCTTGGTATTATGTTCAACCTCGTTACCAAGTTGCTGCGTAATGATAAAACTGGATCCGTCAGGATTGGTACACTGTGCTTTGAAATCGATCACATCAACATCTAGGAAAGTTGCTTCATAGATTTCGTCTAAGGAGACAAACTCATCGTCATCATCACAGAAACAAAAGAACTTTCCCTGGGCTATATTTTTCAAAGTTTCACGTTTTTCACCGATAGAACGTTTCTTATTATCTGTTACCATCAATATCTCGATATGCTTATCACCAACCATTTCCTGTAATTTTTGATACAGGGTATAAGCCTTGTCAAAGCGTGAAGGTATGGACGCAATGAGGACGGATAACTGTATCATACAATTTCTATGAATTTTTTATCAAGAAATTCTTGTGGATCTGTAGTTTGTATTTTAAGAGTACAATCTTTTAATTTAATTCTTACACTCTTTTTATAAACTGCGTAGATTTGTCCTATCCTACCAGAAAATGTATTACATTTAACAGTTTGACCAACTTTAAAGTAGTCACGTAAATCAATTTTTGCTTTCATATCGATAATAGTAAAGTATGCCTGATACTTTAGTTTCAGTCTTTAACATGGGTAAAAGCCGCATCGAGTATTCATAATCTTCCCCGAAACTGATCTCGGGGAATCCTGCGGCAAGTGCCAATTCGCGTTTTACAGGGGATATATGGTTCGGTGTACGGTAATAAACATTCCCTCGCTCAAACCACATCTGGAAGTCCTTAGAGATATGCCAATCACGCTGATGACTTCCATTTGTGGTGATCACGCCACTAATACCTATACAGTCGCAGTCATTTTCACACGCTTTCAGGATTTTTTCAATATAATCCGAACTGATGAGATCATCATCGTCCTGGAAAACTATATACTTACCAGAGGCAAGAGCAAGTAATTTATTTCGTTTCGTGCCGATATTATAGTTCATCGAAATATCCGTGATTACTTCTACTTCAGGGGTCAACTGGCGATCAAGAACCTGGCGAAGATTAGCCAACTTATGAGCACGTATAGGCATTGTTGCTATAAGGATTGAGAGTTTTATCGCCATTTGATATCACTGTACTGCATGACAGGCTCCGTAATTCCAAAATTTGTTTTCAACCTCTCGTTAAATAAGGTTTCACCCTGCTTCCAGGTCAAATCGTTTTTGACATTGATCTCATCTTTTGGTGATTTTCCAGTGCTATAATGCAAGTGAGGAAAATTCAGGTCAGATTTGATGTATTTACCTGTCATCAACGCTACGGCAGTTAATTCCTGATCAGCAAACATGTGTTTATAATCCGGGTGATAAACATACCCGTACCGTTCATAGTAAATCCGGTCCATAATTGGCATAGTGATCAGCGTAGGTTGTAAGCCATCATCAGTTTTCATACAGAAGTCTTTTGAAAATCTTGATGATCTATAATTTTTACAAGCTTGCAATAATAAAGTGTCCCAGTGCTCGGGGCAATCAAAGTCATCAGAAATAACAACAAGTAAATCACCAGTTGCTATTTTCGCTGCGTTATTAATAGCTTCAATAGCTGATTTATTTCCATTCGTTAGACTTTTACCGTTAATATTCCAACTTTTATTAAAATCTGTAAAAAGAGCATAGTATTTAGTTAAATCTTTATCTGAGATATCTAAAGAAAGAATATATTCAAAACCACTATCACATTTTTTAGCCCAATTAGTAGCAGTTACCCATGCTTCCACAGGTCTGTTTCTACTTGGATGAATAACAGATATTTTCATTTGTACGGTATAAATTGATTACTTAAAAAAGTTTCGTCGAAATATTTTTTATTACTCCGTATAAAGCGGTTTCGTTCAACAACGTCCAGACTGGACTTTGATGTACTTTGCTCATCGTGGGAATAGAACAAGCCCTTTGAATTTGGAATGTCAATGTACCTTGCAGGAGTTAAGTTCATATTGAATATACGCCTGGACAATTCAGCGTGTTCATATCCCCACAATTTAAAGTTGGTGTCAAACCCTCCTGCTACCTGTATGCAGCGTTTATGAAAATAAAGCAGGCAACCACGAGGTAGATCATACGCAATGTAATCAGGTTCTTTCCACAGCATTTTACGGTCGAATATGTAGCAGGCATGTTGCAGGTTACTATGAACATACGGCAACCACCATGAATTTACACTTGGGAAAATGTCATCATCCATGCAAAAAACGTGATCGCAATCATCCAATAATTCCAGGCACTTGTTCTTAACTATGGATATACCAGCTTGCTGTTCAAACCTATAATCAGCACCAGGATAAGGAATGACTGATGAATCATCCACGATCACCAGTTTAGCGCCAACAGGCAGGAAACGCCGCCACTCCGCAATAGAGTGGTCGGCAATGTCCCGGCGATCATGAGTTGATATAGCTATTCCTATATTCATCAGTTTGAGTTTCTTACTATATCAGGTATTACAATTTTTGTATTAGCCTGAAAATATGTAGTGATTAAACTTTTTAATTTTTCTTCATCGAAATCGGAGAAATCACCGTTTGTTTGAATATCCAGTTGTATCATGCCTTCAAACCGTTTATTGATAAAATCCACTTCACCAGTATGATGCATCTTTTGTGAATCCAAATTCTGTTTAAAAGTCATTTGAACTGCAATACCTAGAATTTGAAACCTACGTAATGGCATTTTATTTATAATTATCAGGTTTTCTTATTGGTCCGCCTTCTCTTAAAATTCTATCTTTAGGGGCTTCAGGAGGATTTGGTATTTTATCCCACGAAGCCGATAAGTAAAATCCGAAATGATTGAACATTTTTTCAAGTGTGCCAAATTCAAGCTTTTTTTCTTCAAATCGCTTTTTAATATTAGATGCATTTTGAGGTGTTGTGAAACCAGCATACCATTTAGGCTCAGATGTGATTTCTTTAAAAACTTCTATTGCTGTCATGAAACAAATATACACACGAAAATGAAATAAACAAGTCAGTGAAACGAAATTTTTAAAATATTTTTTCTTTTACGCTACTTTTATACCCATGAGTGACCAAAAACAGAAGGAACAAATCGAAAAGCTGGAAAAGCTTAAAGAGAAAAACCTGCCTGAAAACGTCAAAAAATCAATCGCAGAGAAGCAAAAACACATTCAAACGCCTTTCACAAAATGAGCAAAATCTATTGCCGTGAACTTGACAAAAAATTTTCATCTAAGGATGAAATGTTTTTTGCATTGAAAGCGAATGCGGATAAAATTGTCTCGGTTAAGAAAGCAGCTATTAAAGATAGCGATCCAGTAGGGTACAGTTTTCGTGAAAGCCGGGAAGATGTTGCTAAAGGCGTAGCACCTGATAAATTAAAAACCGTAAAAGACGGAGATACGATTTATCCGGTCATTAATACAACTAACTGGTTTGACAGTCACGGTGACGTTCACCTGGACGGTATCTGGGATACTTCGGTAGAGCAGCAAAAAGGTAAATTATACTATGCGATCAATCACGAATTGAAGTTGGGCAGTATTATTAGCTATCCAAACGAAGTGGACCCGATGGTTAAAACCCTTAACTGGTCCGATGTAGGTGAAAATTACGATGGTCAAACTCAGGCATTGATATTCGCGGCCCAGGTGACTGACAAATCGAATAAAGATGCTAAAAAGGCAATAAAGGCTGGTGTTCCTTTACAGAACTCTGTACGAATGCAGTACGAAAAAATGGTACTATGCGTAGATAGCACTGCAAAAGGTTTGGAACAGGAACGTATGAATTTTTATATGTACCTGCCAAAGATCGCTAATAAGGATGAAGTAATGTCCGCAGGATATTACTGGGGTATTCAATCCGCTAAAATTGTTAAAGAAGGAAGTGCTGTGTTGGCGGGGTCCAACAGAGCAACTCCAATTTTATATACTGACCCGTCTAACAAACAGTCGAAACAAGAAACCGAACCGCCCGCACAAAGCAGCACTGAGGTTAAATCAGATTATTTTTATCAACATCTTTAAAACAACCCAAAATGAAATTTGAGTATTTAACCAAGGAACAATTCGAGGCGCTTACTCCGTACAAACAGGAGAAGTATATCGACGAAAAGCGCAACCATGAGATGAAAGAAACTCAGGAGGCCGCTGAAAAAGCTGCTCAGACTGCTGCTGACGCGGCCGTGGCGAAAGTAGAAGAAAAATTAACCGCTGTTATCGAGGCTCAGAAAACTGAGATCGCCGGCCTTGTGGTTAAGATTGACGAAACTGATAAAAAACGTGAGGCTGTTGAGGCTAAAATGGAACGTATCAGCGCAACTCAGAAAGAAGCTGATATAGCAGGTTTAAAATCAGAAATTCAGAAAGCATTCGCGGATCCTGAAGGTGCCGCTATGAAGCAGTTGAAATCTTTCGGTACAAATAAATCTTTCAGCCTGGAACTGGATGGTAAAGGTTTATTAACCGAAAAAGCTCCTGCGGTTATTGGCGTCCCTGCAGGTACTACTGCACAACAGTGGCTTGCTCCTATTGGCATACCGCACGAACAAATTCAAGCTCGTGATATCATCAATGTTTATCCTACCTCTCAGAACGCGATCAATTACGTTCAGTTCACTAAAAAAGACGGAAGTATTGCCAGTGTTGCTGCCGGCGCAACTAAACCACAATTCGACTATACACCAACCCCTAAAACAGCCAATGTTGAAAAAATAGCTGGTTGGGTAAGTGTACAGGAAGAATTTTTGGAAGATATTACCGGTGCTCCTGAGTTCTTAGCGAATGAATTACCTTGGGCTTATAAGGACGAAGAAACCCGTCAAGTTTTCAAAGGTGCCGGCCACGGTTCTCTTGAACTTCCTGGTTTGTTTAACACAGTAGCAACTGCTGTAAACTACGCAGGTTTTGAAGCTGCTGGTCCAAATTCCAATAACTGGGATAAAATAATCGTAGCGTTAACTAATACACGCCGCGCTTTACGTCCCGGAGATGCTATCTGGATTTCTCCTGAAGCCTACGCTGAACTTTTGATGAATAAATCAGAAGGGGATGTACAAGAGTATGACTACCCTATCCAGGGAGGTATCGCTATGACTTCCGATTCAAACGGTACGTTATATATCGGTGGTATCCCAATTTATTTCCATACTGTGTTTAATGCTACCGAAGGTTTAGCGGGTAATTACAGCC